CCGAACTGGAAGTATCACTGGCACATAGTAAAAGAACAACTTGATATGGCACAAGCAAAAATAAAAAGATTAGAGAGAAAAATAAAAAAATATGAAAACAATAATATTAGGTCCACCGGGCACAGGAAAGACAACAACACTACTGAATCTAGTAGACGAGTTCATACAAAAAGGAGTGCGGCCTAGACAAATAGGTTACTTTTCTTTTACTAGGAAAGCTGCAAACGAAGCAGCTGAGAGAGCGGCAAAAAAATTTGAACTCGACCAAGATACTGATTTAGAAAATTTTAGAACACTACACTCTTTTGCATTTGAGAAATTAGGTATGTCAAGAGAGAAGATGATGTCTCCAGCAGACTATAAAGAGTTTGGCAAGAAGTGTAACATACCTATCAAGACAGCAAAGTATTCAAATGAAGACGGCACATTTAATTCTGATAATGAGTATCTAACAATCATAGAGACAGCTAGAGTAAAACAAGTAGACTTGTTAAAGTATTATGACTCTAGACAAAACATATTAGATATAGAAAGAAATACTTTGTATCTATTATCTGAAGAACTAAAAAGATTCAAAGAAGAAAAGAAAAAGAAAGACTTTACAGATCTAATCGTAGATTACATAGCTAGAGATACTAAAACAAACTTCGAGGTATTGTTTATAGATGAAGCACAAGACTTGTCCTCTTTACAGTGGGACATGGTAAGATCTATGTGGAGAGACACAGACAAAACATACATAGCAGGTGATGATGATCAGGCTATATTTAAATGGGCAGGTGCAGATGTAGATCACTTTATATCTTTAAAGAAAGAAGTTGATACTATCAAAGTATTAGATGAGTCTTTTAGAATACCAGGTGGACCAATACATGAATTATCTCAAAGCATTATTAAGAAAGTAAATAATAGATTTGATAAAAAATATAAACCTAGATCAGAACAAGGTATCCTAAGAAAATACTCAGATCTTAGTCAAGTTGATATGTCAGAGGGACAATGGCTTGTGCTAGCCACAGCAAACTTTATGTTGGAGGATGTAAAAGAACTTTGTGAATTAAGAGGTTGGTATTACAAATACAAGAATAAAAACTCAATAGACGTAAAATTATTAATGGCTCTACAAAATTGGGAGCAGTGGAGAAAGGGTTCAGAACTCACACATATTGAGATCAAAAACATCTACGGATATTTAGGCACAAATGTGGCAGATGGATTTAGAGAAGGTAAACTATTTCACTCTGAAGAAAAATATACATTGAAAGAATGTAAAGAAAAATATGGTCTGATGACAGACAAAGTCTGGTATGATTCGTTTGAAGGACTTGATACTTTCACAGAAAACTATATAAGGAATATGAGGGCTAATGGAGAGAAGATAAATGTTAACCCTCGTATAATAATGTCAACAATACACGGAGCAAAAGGAGGAGAGGCCAACAAAGTTCTTATTCTACAGGACTTAACTAATTCAGCACTTGAAACATTCCAGAATGATCCTGATGAACTACATCGATTGTTTTACACTGGAACAACAAGAACGAAGAAAGAGTTACATATTGTAGATCCAAAAGACTTTAACAAGGCCTATATATTATGAAAACAGAAGAAGCACTACAGACAGCAAAAGATCTTATCTCTGGACCAAGAGCAAAGACGTACGGAGATAAAGTTATTAACCACGGTAACATAGGTAAACTTTGGTCAGCATATCTTGATAAAGAAATTACAGCACACGACGCAGCTGTAATGTTAGCTTTATTAAAAGTTGCAAGAACAAAGTTTGGTAATCCAACGGAAGATACATACATTGATGCTGCTGCGTATATGGCGATAGCCGGTGAATGTAAATTTGATGGTGAAGGAGAAGATTGGAAAAAAGGTTACGATAATTGGAAGAAGAGTAATAAGTGAGAACTACACAACAACCATTGTTTGCACCTGAAACCGAATGGGTAATGCCGGACGAACTAAAAGATTTAACGCATTACAAAGAAATAGCCGTTGACCTTGAAACGTATGATCCAAACTTAACTGTGAGTGGATCGGGGAACGTGGTTGGCGATGGCCACATAGCTGGCGTAGCACTAGCTGTAGAAGGTTGGTCAGGATATTTTCCAATAGGTCATCAGAGTGGTGGCAACATGGATACGACATTAGTATTCAGTTGGCTCAGAGATTTATTTAACAGAGAAGACAAGACATTTATATTTCACAATGCTATGTATGATGTGTGTTGGTTAAGATCCAACGGCATGCATATCAAAGGTAAGATAGTTGATACTATGATAGCTGCCTCTCTAATAAATGAAAACAGATTATCATACAGACTAGACTCATTAGCAAAACAATACGTTGGTATTGGTAAAGATGAAAAAGTTTTACAAGCTGCAGCAAAAGCGTGGGAGATAGATGCAAAGAAAGATTTATGGAAACTACCATCTATGTATGTTGGTCAGTATGCAGAGAAAGATGCAGAGGCTACATTGAAACTATGGCAAAGATTAGAAACAGAATTGTATGCACAAGAACTTACAGATATATTTAAATTAGAATCAAGATTGTTTCCTTGTCTTGTAGACATGAGATTCAAAGGTGTGCGTGTAGATATAGACAAAGCACACAAAATAAAAAAGACTCTTATACAAAGAGAGAATACTATACTAGATAAAATAAAAAAACTTACAAATGTAGATGTAGAGATATGGGCTGCAGCTTCTATTGCAAAAGTATTTGATTATTTAAAACTACCGTATGACAGGACTGCAAAAACAAACAAACCTAGTTTTACAAAAAACTTTTTAGCTAATCACCCACACGAGATAGCAAAAGATATTGCTAGTGCCAGAGAGATAAATAAAGCACATACAACATTTATAGAAACAATATTAAAACATTCACACAAAGGCAGAATACATGCAGATATAAATCAAATTAGATCTGATGATGGTGGCACAGTCACTGGTAGGTTTAGTATGTCTAACCCTAATTTACAGCAGATACCTGCAAGACATAAGGATTTAGGCCCTTTAATTAGGTCAATATTCATTCCCGAACAAGATTGTAAATGGGGTACGTTTGACTACTCACAACAAGAACCTAGAATACTTGTGCACTATGCAAAGCTACAAGAGTTGCCAGGTGTAAATGAAATCGTTGATGCATACAGAGCTGGTGATGCAGACTTCCACCAGGTAGTTGCAGATATGGCAGGCATAGAACGTAAGCAAGCCAAGACGATCAATTTGGGTCTTATGTATGGTATGGGTAAAAACAAACTCATGGCCGAATTGGGTCTAATGAAAGACTCAGCAGAAAAACTAATAAAACAGTATCATATGAAAGCACCATTTGTGAAAAGACTCATGGAGAATGTATCGAACAAAGCAAACGATAGAGGCAAGATACGTACACTTCTTGGTAGAGCCTGTCATTTTGATTTATGGCAACCTATACATTTTGGAGTCTACAAACCTCTACCACTAGAACAAGCAAGAAAAGAATACGACGAACCTTTGAAGAGAGCATTTACATACAAGGCCTTGAATAGATTGATACAAGGGTCAGCCGCAGATATGACAAAAAAATCTATGGTTTGTCTTTACGAAAATGGTATAGTACCACATATACAAATACATGATGAAGTCGATATATCGGTGGAGTCAGATAAAAAAGCTGAAGAGATAATTAAAATTATGGAATCAGCTGTGGAGTTACAAGTACCAAATAAAGTTGACTTCGATAGTGGAGACAACTGGGGCGAAATAAAATGAGGACTTACTATGGCATATCTAAATGCAAACATACCACCGGAATACGCACAGATAAGGAGAGAATATCTTTATGACCTTAAGAAACATCATGGAGAAGTTGAAGACTGTATTATCTTTGGTCTTTCGGCTATTACAGGGCGTAGTATCCTTTTTCATTGTATTATGGAAAATGGAGCTGTCTTCTATCGTCTCCCGATATCTGCGTTCATTCAAAGAGGGTTTAAGCCAACGGAAGTTCCTAGACGTAGACTTGACGAGTTACAGCTGTGGAATTGTTTTAGTTATTATCCTGCTGTTACTTCTTGGGATATTTTAGAGGCACAAGCCGGTAAATACATAGGAAAAGATAAAAAATGGCACCACGGTAAATACTTATTTACCGTTGACTTTGCTCACCCAGAGGCTAATATATTAGATACGGATCATTCAGAGATACCGCACGAGCACAAATGCGCTCACATCATAGCCCTAGATGATGGGAACTATGCAGCACAACCTAACAATAGATGTATTTGGGATATCCCTTCGTTTACTGTTAAAAATAACGTGCCTGATTGGAAAGTGCAGACATCTGAATGGAACGTGGAAAACACAAGTCAATGGAAAACAGAAGATACTGATAAGTTCTTCTACGAAATTGAGGAGAAAAAACATGATTGAAAAATGTAAAAACATTTGCTGCAAAGCTTGGGAAAAAGTAAAAGCTGCATGGGAATGGATCGTGTCTAGATTCAACAGGTAATTTATGGCCCTAAAAATTTCTGAATCCGCAGCTGTACAAATGCCAATGAAGACGGTTGCTAGTTTGATCGCGATGATCGCGGTTGGAACGTGGGCTTATTTTGGCATTCATGAAAAATTAAATCAACACTC